GTAAAGTACAGGCGAGATGTCTGACTCTTAAATTTTTGACCTAGCTAAAATGCTCGAGACGAATCTCGAGGTAAAATACCAGGATTAAAACTAAAAAGTTAGATTCATCTCACCCTTCGCTAAAAGGGTACTACCGGGTCAACCGGTAGATTTATCAGGGTTTATACATCCTGACGAACGATTCTCGTAAACAAAATTCAGAACCACTCCCGAGAATCTTACGATACTAGAGTGGTAATTTAAAATAAAATATGGGCGACTACAATATGTACAAAAAAGAAGTCTAAAATGCGCCCAAGGTATACTAATAACAAATAAAAACACCTATGCAATATATGCAATTGTAATATGTACAAAATAAAAAACAAGACTTCAAAAATGCCTCACTCTTCCCATTTCAAAGTATACTGATAATAAATGGGTACACCTGTGAAGAAAAACAATGCAAAATCCTCTCCAACAGCGTCATGCTGCTGATAGAGTGTTGAATGAACAATTGTGTTCTCATAGTCCACAGGCTCATAAATGTCAGTAGTCTCCACGTTATGACTATTGACCTCCAATGCTTGCGATTGAACAGTTCTCGCAGCAGAAAAACGAAGAGGCCTATAATAAGGTAACTCAACTTCAATAGTGTTGTTGATACCAATATTGGTGGCAACGGTTCCATTACCTGTGGAAGATCCCCAGTGCGATGTCAAATATTTTTGAATTGGAACACGCCCTGAGGATAATGGTATAGTTCCCGCAGTATTGAGAAACGCACCATTCTTGACCGAATATTGACTGTCACGTATGACCAATGGAGTTCCAAAATTTGGTTTGCCATGAACAGGCGGAGTAAAGAAATATTTTTTCCTATACGCTCCTCTCATTCCAGCAAAGGATGGTGTAAACCATGAACTATAAGCTGTAGGGCCATAAGTCGCGTTATCACCATCATCCGTGGTATCAATACCCTGGGGATCATAACCAGTATAATAAGGCATGTTTTTGTTCCTCAACTGATTGACCTTCAACGTGTTTTGTATTGCTGGAGGTGGATACCAAAAACGTGTAAAAGTGTATCGTTTGCACAATTCACGAATGGAACTAGGTGGATCACCATAATACACCAAATATGTGGCATCCTCTGGGTCACTCTTGCTCGCAATCTCCAAGACCTCCCCAGATGCAGTCGGTTTGTCGGACATAGTGAGATCACCAGTCTCAACATTTGGTTTTCCCGACTGTGAAATCAAATGTGATGGCTCATCTTCCAATTCATCAACCATCCGCTCAACATCCGGCGGTGGAAACAAATGGTACCCTTCAAGAGTTTTATTTCTGGGTCCCGCGAATTTAAAATCATCGCACGCAGACACAAAAACATTAACTGAAATAGGGGAATTGACGGTCGGTGATACAAGATCATTAATCACGGCTAATTCCAATATACCATTGCCTTGACCATCAAAGGTTGCCAAACGTTGAGAATCAGAAAAATTGGAACCTGTACTATAAGGGTTCCCACATAATTTCCACGGTGCCGCTTGGCCCCATCCAACAACAACTTCAAAATCATCTGTTTCGGCAATGTCTACAACTCGCGAGTAGTTTGTGTTGTAATTGACATCAGATGTAAGCGCATTAGGGTCCCAACGAACAAGAATACGACCTTTGTGAAAATCACTCTTAACGATCTGAAATCTAAACTTGAGTGATCCTTGCCATTGTTCAAAGACTGCAGCCATATGGGCTAACGGAGTCATGTGGATCTCACCATTCACGTTATCCAATTGCATTGGCAAAACGCGAGTGTTCCACAACAATTCATCTGGCGAATTTCCTGTCGTCCACGTGAAAGATGTCAAATATGATTCTCTCTTGACATAATCCAAAATTCCCATTTCATCAGTTCCATCCAATCCTACAGTGCGTGAATCAACAGTCAATTCAGCTTTGCTATCCAAAGTTAACTTAATGGCTGCATCAGCCGCATCAGTGTTAGCCAACAATCCAGTGGGAAGAGGTTTGAATTGTTGGATATCAGTCACTACATTTGGTCGACTATAACCAAACAAACTGGCAACTTTGCTCGTAGCATTAGCACCAATCTGTGTGGCAGTCATGTAAGGACCAATTACAGGCACATTGGACAATGCTCCAGCAGCCTTAGCAATTGCGGCTGCTGGCTTGGAAATGATGCCTTGTCCATACTCATCATTAGCTGAAATATCATTTTTCTTATCAGCTGCATTCATCCTACTTCCTCTGCGTCCAGCTTGAGACAAGAGTCTCACATCACCAACCGAAGACGAAAAATCTACTGCTGATGATCTGGTTCGAAATCCTGTTGGAGGATCTGATGATGTTGGCATTGTGAGAACAACATCTTCAGCCCAAATATAAGTCGTGATCGTGACTGGATCATCCTGACCAAAATTGGAATGAAATAAATTGCCAAATGATGAAATTGTGATTTCACCCATGTCGTCCCAATCCGCTTCGGGAATTTCCAAAAAGTTCTTTGGATAGAAAAAAGGTAGGCACAGTTCGCCTCCTGTATTCT